TTACATTTCCGTGCAATCGTCCAAGTACTGATCTTCAACCCATTGCGCACTGTCTGGGTGGTTGATTCGAGACCAGCCGTTTAGTTTCTCGTAAACACGGACTCGTGTGCCTGCTGGGAGAAATTCCTTGTCTTGGCTATCGATGCGAGGACCAGCTTCAACGTAGTAGTCAGTGGTAAGTGTACCTTCATAGTAAGGCTTGTCTGACTTTTCTAAACGTGTATTAACATCTAATTCACGCTCAAATTCGCTTTGGGCTGGTGCTGGAAGAGGTGTTCCGCTTTCACGGAAGACAATTTCACGAGGACGACCGTTTAGATCCCAGATATAATTATAGTCGTTTTCAGTCACGCCGTCCATTCCGTAGTTGCAGTGAATAGCTGTACTATCACTGGTCATAATTAATACGTGCCCAAATGCACCGAGAGAGCTTGAGCCGTCACGAGGTGCCCAAATAACGACATCTCCACGTTGGCCATCAAACGTGCCATCTACAGCGTCAAACACCTTCGCATAGCCAATTGCTGGTAGTGCTTGTTGAAGTGACTCTGTGTTGTTATTTAAGCTGATTTCAAATGCATAGCTTACCGCTGATGAGCAGTCAAATTCAATGCGTCCATCTCCGTCAGCATCATTTCCGTAACGGTCGCCCATGTCGTAATGTACTGGGATTGATTGTAAGTGATACATACGTGCGATACTTGATTCAATTTTACTCATTGTTAATATCTCCTTCGTTCAATTAATCTTGTTTTGGTTCGTGGTAGCCCAAGGCTTGTTCACTATCTCCAAGACCCTTAGTCGTTGGGTCTGTAACGATACCCAAAATTACCAAGATCACAACGAAAGTATTAACACCCTCTTGGATATTGTGTGGAATCTCAAGTCCGAATTGTTGCAACATCAAAAAGATTGCTGAGATAAGAGCTACCAAAGTAGCTTTGTTTTGCAAACGTAGTTTAAAATTAATCATTGTCTTCTTCCTCCTCGGTAAGATTAAATTTATCCTTATCAATATTTTTCTTGACAAATCTGTCAATGAAGGGAATTTCAACCCCTAGAGCCGATAAGCTAGCCAAAATACTAGCCCCGTACGCTGATAGCATGGCGAAAATAAAAGCATCCATAGCACCGCCTAGATTCATGAAAACCATAAACGGATAGGATACCATTACGATAATCAACATAGCCGTGTGGCTAACCAGTCCTTTTCGAAACCTACGGCTCGAAAATTCATGAAAAGCCCATGACCTTGAAACGCCCAATACGATATCAGCAACGATAACAAGCATGAGTAGGAACACCCAGAGGTGTTCGTCTATGCCATGCTCATAGAAATCTTTGACGACTTCAAACACGCCAAAGATGCCATCTGGTTTGTGCATTTAATGCTCCTTAAAACATTTATTTAACCCCCATTTTTAAACGCTTTACGCCTGTGTAGTATCCGCCAAAATTTCATCCTCTACTTTATAACGCAAGTCACGCAATGCACGTTCGTCTGTACGCATTTCTTGACGGTATTTAGCATAGAGTTCAGCGTTAATAAGATTCTCTTGAACGCTAGATACCGCATTCTCGTCAATGCTGATGTAGGTCTGTTTAACTAGAACTGTAGCTCCTTCTTCTACGACGTTAAATTCTGCGTTGATTGTGCGTTGCTTTGTAATTTTTAGTGACATGATTATTTTCCTTTCTTTATTCTTCGACCGTTGGATATTCATCTTCTGTGATGTAAGTGACTGTTCCTGTGTAGACAGCATCTCCAAAACTTGGGTTTGAAAAAAATATATTTCCATTAGATTCAAAATGCCACACTGCGCAGTCCTTGTGTTTGTTTAAATCGTTCTTGTTAGCAACCAAATGTGTTTGCACACAAGGCTTGAACCCATTTGGAATTTTCTCTCCCAAATCCTTGTATTCACCTTCGACGACAGAATAGGTGCCTCTGATTAAACTTAAGGTTACTACATTCCCTTTCCGAACCACATTTGCTTTGACACCATATCCTATCGGGATTTCTTTTTTAACAACAGGTTGGTTGGTTTGCACGAACTCAACCCAATTTTCAACGGTATTCTGCGTTAGTGTTCGCTTGAAGAATCTACCAGAGCTCGTTGTTAGCGATTGATGGATACCACCCAGACCTTCTATTACCTCTAAGAGTCCTACTTGTTCTGCAGGCTTAGGTTTGCTGATTGGGTAGTTCTTCATCGTACTCATTACCGAGAAGAAACCTGTCGTCCTATAGTCATCGAGGTTTGTGTTGTTGTATTCGATAATCGCAGCACCTTGAACTTCTGTAAGCTGGTGGTGCTGAATTGGCTTTGAACCTGAATAAATCAATCCATTGACATCGAGCGCCCCGTTTTCACGGTATTTACCAATACCAACGCCTTGTTGATCATAGGTCATGATAGTTTTATCGGTCGGCACTGTAGCTTGAAATTCCGAGGGCGAAAATCTATCCTCTAGTTTGCCTGTGACTATGAATGAGGTATCTGCGGGATATTCTTTGCCCAAATTAGCATTAGATGCCTTAAATTCAGAAATGCTTGACCATTCACCACCAGCTTGCCCATTATCTGCTACAGCATTGCTCGTTCCAACTTTTGTTGTTGTAAAAGTCAGCTTCATGGTATTTTTTTGAACGCCATTCACACTTAGTGGCGCTATTTTAGCAAATCTCTTGATGGTTAGCGTGTCTGACTTCGAGCCACTTCTGGAAACTTCAAATTTCAGCATTGGGCTGAAATAGAATAGAAATGTTATTTTTACCTCTTTCCAATCAGACCAAATCCCACGAGAGTCTTGAACTCTCCCTCTCAATGTCATTTGAGTGTCTTTGTTTACAGCAACCTCCCGGAATACCCCGCCATTCGTAGATACAGAATTACTGGCACCAACGATTTCAGCGTAGTACCCAGCTATTGTAGCTCCGTTTTTTGCCTGCGTTCCGTTGAAGACGACCTTCACAAGCGACATTATGGACACGAAATGTGTTGGCTCTGGAATTATCCTTTGAGTCGTTGGATTTGTATCTGTCAAGGTAAACCCAGTGAATGAGGGTTTCATGTTGTCTGTAACAACGCTTGCTGTTAGTGTTGTTGACTGCGTCTGAATCAATTTGCCGTCTACATAAGTATCGACATATATGGTGCCTCGGCCAGTTGTTGCATCTGGTATGTCGTTTGCGAAATCCGCTGGGATTGTCCACCTAAACGATGTTCCAACGTTGTCAGCAATTTTACCTTGCTTATTGCCCCAAAAATAGCGCAGTGTGTGCGTAGCGCCAGCTAATTTCCTATCAATAGTGATATCTACTTGATTGCCAATGAACCCTTCCGAAACGCTAACTGAACTCCCTCTTGGAATAGTTGTCAGTGTTATGCCTTGGTTGCCGATGTCTAGGTTACCAGGGCTGTATCCACCTGAGCCATTGAAATGTGCACGCACACCGAAGGCACCAGACCCATCATCAGCATGACGAACAGTAATTGTGCGGTCAATCAACTGTATTTCTGAGTTTCGATTAAGCATCGCTGGACTACCAGAGTAGTCGATTCGTTGACCAAAACCATCAACATACCCAGAACATTGATAGCTTGCAAATGTCCACCCTTGATTCAGCAATGCTAATCGAATACGGACATCACTTGTATTGGTTTGGATATTCTGTCCAACTTGGTCAATCCACAGCCTAATGCGATATCCACGGTCATTATTTGACCAAAATTCTACCATGATTAACTACCTCCCACATATCTAATCACGTTCCTGTCAGGATTGATGAAGTCTTGCTCTTCTCGATAGCGACCAATCTGGATAGTTTTAGAGAAAATACCGTTCTCGATGTGGATCACACCTTGTGAGATGTACATGACCTCATTACCAGCTGAGAACATCGAAATACGGCCATTTGGGCTGAACAACATAGAGCTAGAGTTATCGGTTTTACCGATAACAAGCCCCTCATTTGATGAAGTCATGTAGCTGTCGATGAAGTTCCAACGCTCTGACATATTGTTCAGATTGTTCTCTAGTTTTGCGACACGAGCACTGGCATCAGCAAGGTTCTTCTCAGCTTGTGCCCGATTAGCGTTATTTGCGTTGACGAAATCTTGGTAAGCCTTCACCCATTGATTAAGTATCTCAAGAGAGGCTTTGGCCTCAAGCTCGGCTTGTACCACAGAATTAACTTCGTTGAGCTTGTTGAGCTGTGCTTGTGTCAAAACTTGGTCGGCTTTGGAATCGATGTCATCCTGTACATCTTCAATCGCAGGGGTCCAGTCCGTTTTGACTGTTCCTTTTTCGATTTTTACTTCCCAAACAGATTTGCTAGCCGTTTTGTGATATGTGTTGACACGTAGATGATAGTTCCCTGTTGGTTTAACCCAAGTAATCGGCGTTCCTATAGTTCCTGTTTTTAAATCAGATACAATCTGATAATTTTGGTATTTATCATCAATCAACCAAAGTGTCACATTGTCACTCTCGACATTTGCATTGTGCAGAGCAGTAAAATTACCGTCTGATTTCGCGCTAATAAGATATTTTTGATTTTGCTCTAAGAAGACAGAAGTTTCGGTTTTGTATAAAACATTATTATCAAAATTCGTTGGTTTTCTGTCGGGTTTAAAAGGCCCTTTCGAACCTTTTAAGAGATTCCGACCACCAACTGACACGCTACCAGCCGTGTCATTCCACGAATAGTCGGCTGGATTAGTGCTATTTGCTTTATCGAAGTTAGTACATACACCCAGATAACGCTTAGTGCCGTCTTGTGTCAAACTGAAACCAGTTCGGCCATCGCCACTATCCGCATAAGCAAAATGGATATAGGGTGTTCGTCCGTCTGCTCCAGCTTTACCTGGAACACCATCACGCCCATCACTACCTTTCCATTTACTCCACCGGTAATCTTGTGGGTTTCGGCTATTCGTAGTGCTGAAATCTTGGTACATACCGATAAAAGCCTTGTCAGTATCGGTCTGGCTAAAACCACTACCGGAGACCGTGTCAGCGTAGGCTATGTGGGTGTACTGGGTTTTACCGTCAGCACCCTTAACACCGGGTAGCCCTTGGTCCCCTTTGGGGCCTTGCAAGCCTTGAGGGCCTTGTGGTCCTGGGTCGCCTTTGTCTCCCTTAACACCATTTCGACCATCCGAGACATTTAAAAAAGTAACCTCTTCCGAAGCTACTTCTTTATTATCTACCCACGCTGAAACCGTTAAGGCTGTCGGTTGGGTAATCTGTGATGCTACCATGTCGTAGGTCATGCCCACATACTTAATAGCACCGTCGATTACGAAACGCCATGTAGCGTTAACGATTTTATCACCTTGTTTCAAGACTGGTCGAACAGTCGAACGACCAACCCCGTTTTTAAATACTGTGCCGTTGGTAGTCGTGATCTCGACACGATATGGTAGAGATTTGGAAACAATCTCATCAATGCGTTGTTGCAAACTGCCAGACGGTTTATTGTCCAGCCTTCTGAAATTGGTAAACACAACTGAATTATTAAGTGACATGTCAAAACTGATTACCATTTCAGACACACGAGCTTCGAGGGCTAACCCACCTCTAAAATTATTATTAATAATCTTGACGGTGTCGCCTAAGTTAATATCCTTGTAGTTTTCAATGAAACTGGATTGGATATCGACGGTGTAGGTCATGAGTGGATAAGCATACTGTTTGATGGTACGCAAGGCGTAACCTTTCAAAGCATTGACATCTTTGTACTCGGTTTCAAAATCCTTACGTGTCCAGTTATCTGCATTACCTGGATTCATGGTAGATGGGTAGCGTTCCCTAGACAGCGGGGCGAATACTAAACTATTGCCACGCCTAGAATAAAACTCTACTTGTCCTAGCTCGTTCTTTTCCTCAAACTCCACATCATTCAGATTGACACTGTCTTGCCCGATAAAATTACCAGCGTTGAAAAGTTGTGTTTTATCACTGGTGACTTGGACACCCTTTAACTCGTTTTGAAAATAAAGGACCACATCACCCCTAACTTTACCAATCCCGTGGTGGTTTTCGTCTGGTTGTTGATAGATGTCGATGATAAAACGTTTTAAAGTTCCATCTCGGTTTAATTCCGTTCGAAATGCCATTTCAGCATCAAACTTAGACATCAAACTTCGTAACTGTGCCAATCGTGTATCTTGTGCTTCAAACTCAACTTTTCGAGTTTTATCTGAGACTTCATTGACACCGATTTCCATATTCGCAAAACCAAGATAACCCATGTCGTTCAGATACCAAGCTAGTGTCTGTGCATTGTCACTCTTGTAAGGAATTGCCCCTTCTTGTGCTAATTCAAGATTGGTGTTGTTACACGTAACTTGAAAACTCGTATCATTTTCGATTAATTGCGATACATAAAAAACATGGTAAGTGTTATCGTAGTAAAACGAAACAAGCATATCATCATTGATGTATTTAACATCGTCATGTAGCTTCCCGTCTACAATTTTAGGAATTATGAAATCGAATGTACTAGTTGCGTATTCAAGATAAGTGTGCCATTGACTGTTTGAGTATGGCAACATGCCAGGAACGTTATTATTCAACGCGCACACTTTCCGCATGTTCTTGTCATGAATCCAAATTTGCATTAAACATAACGCTCCTTCCAAGTAATTTCAATAGTTGGGTCAGTTCTTACCCAACTTGATGTGTAGATGTCGATTTCAGTTTCACCAGTGCCAATGCTAAACGGCTCGGACAAGTAAGTTAGCTCATTAAGAGCAGGCAGATTATCAACGTAAGTTTTACCTTTAGCCATATCAATTTCAAGGATAGAACCCTTGCGGAAACGATTAGGGATATCTTCTTCCTTATTCGCATAATCTTTTCGATAGACGAAACTATCCAGATACAAGTGTGGGATCAACGGCCAGCCGTTTATGCCAAAAATCCCAATATTTATTTTGGCGGATTTCTTGCCTTTTATTTCCGGGATTCGATACCTCGGATAAGAACCCCACCAGTAAAACTGGACGATATCGTCGAACCGCTGAATATCTGACCACCCACCTGAATTGTAAAACGGATTTGATGTAGCGATATCTGTTGCATAAAAATGTTTTTTATCCAAAATTCTATAACCGCCATGCCCGTCGCTTGCCAAGAAATTGTGATAACTGTCAAATCCATTTGTATGTTTGTATGTTTCTGTCCCGTACAAGAAAGCCCCAGTTGCATCAGTTACCGATATTTTAATAAACCCAAACTGGTTTGCGGCAGTGGCACACAAGATTTGTCGCCACCAAAAATACTCATACAGCGAGCCTTTTTGACCATTACTATCTGCCGGAATTTCCCAAGTCAACGAACCACCTCGTAGGTATTTATCTCCAGTGCCTTGATTTGTCAAAGCGATGTGTGGTCTACCCCAAGTGTTATCAATCGCAAGTGTGCCATTGAGTGAGTGGCTATCGTCGTTGAAACGCCCTTGATTTTTAGCACCAACCGCAAAACCGTTGGTAATCCAGTTATTTGAAACATAGTCGAACAAAATTTCAGACTGCTTGACTGTCCGAGTGTCAGCTTCATTTGGATTGCCAATCTCGTAGCTTTCGCTAGAAGACTTCACAATCCCAACCCATCCATTATCTGAGTTAAACTTCAGCTTAATATCTGGGTAGGTTTCAGCCGTACCAAAGTTCTTTAGAGTCGCCTTGTAGTGACCAGTAGAGACTTTCTTAATACTACCGTACTTGGTTTCGCCATCGCTACTTACTAGGGCTTGTGCCTTGTTCTCACCGTAACTTTTCGGCACGTCGAACGTGACTGTTACTGTTGCGGTGATAGGTGCAGTGTTCTTATCGACTGCTAACGACGCTTGACCAGACGGGATAGCTTCCCAAACCTTGTTAGGCTCATCACCAAAAATCAAAGGTTTAGGCTTGTCTACGTTGAGATAACCGCCCAGCGTTTCAGCGATAGTATTAAAGTAGTCGTAGTTTCCGACTAGGGTAAACGATACTTGAATTTGCTTGACGGACAAGGTGCTATATAGGAATTGCTGGCCGTAGCGTCTACGCCCTTGGTCTTGATAGTTGTTGTTGAAATTCGATGCCACATTTTTCGTGACATCTACTGGAACGGTACGTCCTCGCCCTTCATTGAATAATTCGGTTAAGTTCTTACCGTCGTAAATCACTGACATTCCTATCAAATAATGCTACCTCCTAACAACGCTTGTCTGCGTTCATAATCGTTTGTTGCTTTTGTCATGAACGGTGCTAGACCGTTTGACACACTTCTTCCATCGATAACGTTTCTGATCTCGATTGGGTTAGAGCCGTTGGTTACTAATTGACTTAGCAAACCAATCATGACATCTAATTTATCTTCCAGAACAGAAACACGCTCACGGTCTGAAGTGTTATCGTGATTGCCTTGTGGGGCATCACCAGCAAAACGTGCCACTGCTTCAGTAAGTAGTTGCCACGCCCTACCACGTTTGGCGATATCCGTTGGAATGACATATTCTGGCATATCGCCTTCAGCTAATTCATAAACACCATTCTTGTGGACTAGACCACCGTTAGCATAGCCATAGGCTGCGACACGGTTAAAGGCCGCATCCGAAGTACCATAACGATGCTTGATGTAGTTGATTGCAGCAAGCAAGTTATCATAACCATTACGGATGTTATTGTGTCCTGGGTGTTTATAAGCGTTAAATGTTGGGCCAATGGTCTGCATCAAACCAATAGATGGTGTACCGTTGATGGCATTGATATCCCAGTTGTTTTGTACGTTAGGGTCACCACCAGATTCACGCTGGATAGTCGCCAAAATTTTAGAAACACGGAAGTCATTTGGTTCAATACCATTAGCCTTCAACGCTCTAACTACGGACTCACGCCATCTAGCTACTCCGGTACCTTGAGGCCCATCTTCGCCACCACCCGGAGGGCTGAGCAACGGACCAAGGGTTTTCTTAATCCAATCGAACATGCCACCGACTTGGCGTTTAATCAGGGTTTGAAGTGGACTGTTACGGTCTTTAAGTGGCTTACTATTGTCTTCACCACCACCGCCACTATCACGCACCCCAAAGTCAAGGAAAGTAGCAGCGTTAGAGATATGATGGCCTGCATATTGGTGATACTGACCGTTCCCACCGTAGTTGTATTCTTCACCGTCGTAAGTGTCCCCATGTACTGCCGTTACAAAGTCAACGTGGTTGCTTGATACTGGTCCACCAGTGTAGACGGCAACCGTACCCGGTTTTGGTCTGCTTAAGTGTGGCACGCTAGCAGATATCCATTGGTTACCATTTCCAAGGTGACTAAACAAGCTAGGTTTAACACCAAGGTTCGCCAAACGGCTGGCAACGAAAGATACACACTCACGATAGAAGTAACCCCATGGGTCAGCACCAGCGTCTTTTGCCTTGTCTTTAAAGCGGTAGTCGTCGCCTTTAGCACCCATAGCCACAGTACCTTCATCCATCGAAGCGTTAGCCATAGACCAAAGCTCTTTCCACCAGTTCTTGGCTTCTTCAACTGGTTTCTTGTACAACGCATTACCGAGTGGGTTAAACATACCAGCTAACTTATCAGCATTAGGACTGAATTTCTTAGCCAATGATCCAACTGGGTCTTTAACGACATCGGTGACAAACTCAATCATCTTCATGAATTTATCGACACCGTTCTTCATGGTATCCCATACTGAGCCCGCCACATTAGTAGCCGTATCCCAGATTTTAGACCAGAATCCAGTGCCTTTTGCAAACGCTCCACGTTCAACACCCATGAGCATTGCTAACTCACTGGCATTGATGACTTCCGAACCAGTAGGCAAGAGGTATTCAACGTTTCGACCTTGTGGCAAGAATGACTTACCGTTAGGCAAGATTACCATCTCTTGGTTGTTGGTTTCTGGGCTATCGTAGCCGTCGTTAAGAGTAGCTA